CTATATAACCAAGTGGGGTGGCGAATGGCTGAGTTTACCCCGCTAGACGGTGCAGGGACCGGATCGAGCGCAGCGAGGAGGTCCCAGGCTGCCCATGGGCGGGAGCCCGAGGTGAGTGAAACCACCGAGGTCTAGGGGCAATTCGGGCTAGGGCAGTCTAGCGGAACGGGCAAGAAACTTAAATATATTTTATTTCAGATGCTGTGTGCCAAAGACTACTTCACCCAAACAGACTACAATACTGAAACCAAAAATCAACTATGGATGTCAATGATAGCTGATTCTCATGATATTCACTGCAAATGCCACACTCCATTTGCACACCTTTTGGCAAGTATTTTTCCACCAGGTCACAGTGACAGAGAACTAACTATTAACCAAATTCTTACCAGAGACTTCAAGGAACTAAGATGCCTTTCTGGTGGAGGAGGAGAAAAAGGTTTTGGAAAAGAAGAAACCCATACTTCAAGAGAAAGAATTACAGAAAAAGAAAACCTATACGTAGAAGACGAAGAACTAAGAGAATTCATCGCCGCCGCAGAAGACGCCGCCGGTACAAGGTAAGAAGAAAAAAACAAAAAATTCCTATCTATCAATGGCAACCAGACTCTATTAGAAAATGTAAAATTAAAGGTGTTGGAGTTCTAGTACTAGGAGCACATGGAAAACAATTTGTATGCTATACTGATGTGCAGCAAAAAGCACCACCTCCCAGATCACCTGGAGGAGGAGGTTTTGCCTGCCAACAGTTCAGTCTCCAGCTACTATATGAACAATACAAATTTAGAAACAATATCTGGACTCATACTAATATAAACTATGACCTTGTGAGATATATAAGAACTGTCTTTACTTTTTACAGACACTCAGACATAGACTTTATTATAACATATGACAGACAACCACCATTTATATTAGATAAGCTTACATATCCACTATGTCACCCACAAACTTACTGCTAGGTAAACACAAAATTTTAATACTTAGTAAAAACACAAAACCAAATGGAAAACTAAAAAAGAGAGTAGTCATTAAACCTCCAAAGCAAATGCTAACAAAATGGTTTTTTCAAGAGCAATTCTCCAATGCTCCTTTACTAAGCTTAAGAGCAGCAGCTTGCAGCTTTACATACCCACATATCAGCCCACTAGCACAAAACCAAGTGTTAACTTTCTCTTGTTTAAACCCAGGATTTTATCAACAGGGCAACTGGGCTTATGCTCAAGCCCAAACCAGTCCATATTCACCATATATTGGCATACCTAGAAATTTAGTATTCTGGGATGTAACACAAAGAGAAGTAGTAGAGGCCAAAAAACAAACAGACACATGGGAAGCTTATAAAAAGAAACACTGCTTCCAACCTAATATACACTCCTATGATGATTCTATTAGCTATAAACAAGGATACTTTAGTACAAAAGTTCTTACAGCTAAATTTGTAGGCAGAGACACAGAAGACCTCACTGGCATTGCCAACACACCACTAAACATATGTAGATATAATCCTAACATAGACACAGGCAAAGGAAACATAGCTTGGCTACACAGCAACCTAACTACATCATATGACAAACCCACATCAGACCAAGACATTATAATTCAAGGAATGCCAATATGGATGATGCTATATGGCTGGTTAAGCTGGGTACAACATGTTAAAACAGCTCCAGATTTTTACTTATCATACACACTATGTCTTCAAAGTCCTGCACTAGAAGTAGCAACAAAAGGAACAACCATACTACCAGTTATTCCATTAGATAATACTTTTATAAAAGGAAATGCACCATACAACCAAATACTAACCAACAAAGACTACACACACTGGTACCCAGACATATACAACCAAACAGAAATCATAAACAGCTTTGTAACTTCAGGACCCTATGTACCAAAGCTTGAAAATGTTACAAACAGTTCTTGGGAACTCCACTATTCATATAACTTTCTTTTTAAGTGGGGAGGACCTGAACAAACTGAAACACCAGTTGCAGACCCATCCAAACAACCAGTATATGATGCCCTCGATAAACAGCAACAAACAATACAAATTAGGAACCCAGCAAAACAAAAATATGCTACCATTATGCATCCCTGGGATGTCAGAAGGGGAATCATTACAAACAAAGCTCTTAAAAGAATGTATGAAAACCTCTCAATTGATTCAACTTTCGAAGCAGATAGCACTACCTCCAAAAAAAGGAGAGTTACAGGCCCTTGCTTTACAGCCCTCCAAGAAATCAACCAAGAAGAAACATCATGTCTCCAGGAGCTCTGCAAAGAAAATATCTTCCAAGAAACGCCGCAAGAGGAAAACCTCCAGCAGCTCATCCTCCAGCAGCAGCAACAGCAGCAAGACATCAAATACAACCTCCTCAAATTAATATCCTACATGAAAGAACAACAAAACATGTTAAAACTTCACACAGGAATGTTACCCTAACCCGCTTTGCTCCAGGCTTTGAACAAGAAACAGAAAGAGACTTAGCTATTGCCTTTAAAAGACCCATGAGAACCTTTAAAGAAGACACCCCCTTTTACCCCTGGTTACCACCAGAACCCACTGTAAATTTTCACCTTAATTTCAAATTAAAACCTGCCACGTCACAGTAAGTGGGAGGAGACTTTAAAA